TCTATCTACTGGGGTTCTATTTATATATCGAGATTATGTTTTAGATTTTATCAGGTGGATTTATGAAAATAAGAAAGAATTTTAGTTTAGAAAAAGTAGTCAGAAAATTAGACCTGACTAGAGAAATAAATTTAATGGCCGATTCAATAGTAGCAGACCATAAAAAACGAGGGAAACTAGGAGTCGGTATTAAGGGGAGGAAATTAAAGAAGTTGCGTCCCAGTACGATTCACAGCAAGAGGGCTAAGGGTTCCTCTAGGCCTAGGGTTCCTCTATATGATACTGGAACGATGGTCGATGTGTCTGTAGTCAATAGAGCAACTAAGACAAATCAGAGGGCTAGAATAGTCCCTCCTAAAAGCCGTCAGGATATAGGAACATATCATCAGAACGGGACTCGTCCATATACGATTAGGCCTAGAAATGCTAACGTATTAGGCCCGATTTATAATGATCGAGGTTCTACGTTTTTTGCTCGTAAGGTTCGACATACTGGAGTTCCTAAACGAGAATGGTTCGGAATTACAAAAGAACAGGAACAGAAAGGACTGAGAAGAATCGCAAGGAAAATAGATATGGCGCTGAGGGGATAATATGCCGAGCGATAGACTAGCAGAATTAGAAATATTAATCGGGACTCAGATTGAGGCTGTGGCTGAGACGACTGCGATAGCTATAGAGACAGCAGTCGCTACAATGGTAACGACTAGAATGACGCCTCAGAGGATTAGAAATGTTCTCCTTGATGATTTGAGAGAGGGTGGTGTAATATTTGGAGCCTTTAGGAATGCGATTAGAAATACAACTAATAGCGCTGTGAGGATGGCGAGTACAGAGGCGACTCGTCAGGTTTTCGAGAATAGAGGCGTCAGGTTGTATAGATGGGTAACGGCAGGAAATAACGTATGTAGAGACTGCGAGCCTAGGCATGGTCAGGAGGATACTTATGAGGCTTGGGAAGAAGTAGGGTTGCCGAGGTCAGGTTTTTCAGTTTGTACATCGAATTGCCAATGCGTTCTCGTCCCTGCGAGTTACTCAACTGAAGAGACTGACGGAATCTTGTATCGACAGGAAAGAACTAGACAACTTAGGAGAAAATATGCCGAAAGTAGGTAAAAAGAAATTCCCCTACACTCCGAAGGGGATTAAGCGAGCCAAAAAGGTCGCTAGAAAATCGGGGAAGAAAATGAAATATGGGAGAAAATAGTGTCTGAAAATAAAGAGACAAACGCTCAGGTAGAGCCGACTGTGGAAGTACCACAAACAGAAGAGAAATCAGTATCGAGCGCAAATACTGATTTAATTGCAGAGAGCAAGAAGTATAGAAAAAGAGCGCAAATGCAAGAGCAGGAAAATGAGAAATTAAAATCTCAACTGGCAGAGTTCGAGGAAACACGATTAAAAGAACAGGACAAATATAAGGAACTAAGCGAGAAACATAAGGCTGAATTAGATAGCATTAGGCCTGAGTTTGATAGATTAAAGGCGATGGAAGATAAGAGGCGAGAGTCGATGATAGCCAAATTTCCTGAGGAAGAGAGAGAATCGGTTGAAGGTTTACCGATGGAAACTCTAGAATATGTTTTTAATAAAATAAATACTAACTCTGAGAGGGCAGTCCCTCAGACTGATAATACTGCTCCGAGGTCATTGAATCCTGAAAATAAAAAATGGACTGATATGAACGCAGAGGAGCGACGGAATAACTGGTCAGAGATATTAAAATCCTATCAGAGATAGTATTGTACGTCTTAACGGACGTAAGGTAGCTATTTAAGGAGAATTAAAATGGCAAAACACTATCAAGGTAACTCTTCGGGCTTGACTTCAGACGAGAAATTCGTTCCTGAAATTTGGGCCGAGGGTATTTATAAGTATTTTGAGAGAAGTAGTATTTTTCGAGGTTTGGTCGATGACTACTCCGCTCTATTTGGAGGCGCTAAGAAAGGCGACGTCATTCATATCCCTGAGGTTGCTCTAGCATCCGCTCAGGATAAGACTGAAGGAAACGACGTCTCTTATGACAATACCTCATCAACAGAGACTCAGCTAGTTGTTAATAAACACAAATATATCGCAAAATTATTTGAGGATATTCTCGAAATTCAGGGACAGGCGGATTTAGTCTCTAAATACACTCGTATGTTTGGCGAGGCGTTAAGTCGTCAGATGGATGCTGATATATGGACAGAGTTATCAGGCTTAAATCAGTCTATTACTCTATCGGCTGATGATGTATTGACAGCAGATAAATTCGAGGAGGCTTTGGCTAATCTCGGGGAGAATGATGTCCCTTACATGGACGGAGACTGCTTTATGGTAGTTAATCCGACTCTATATGCTGATATCTTAAATCCATCAGGCGGTCTCGCTCAGTATTTCATCAGAGCAGACGCAGGAGGAGAAGGTTCAGGACTTAGAAGTGGAATGGTCGGCAGTCTTTACGGAATGGACGTCATGATGAGCAATACAATCTCAACAGGCGGAACCAATACAACTGTATCAGGAGCCATCTTTCATCGTTCAGCGTGCGCTATAGCAGTTCAGAGCGGTGTGCGTATTCAGACGGAATATTCGATTGACGCTTTAGGACAGAAGATAGTTTCCGATGTGTTATATGGCGTAAAGAGATTAGACGATTCTGACAACATCAGAGGAGTAGCGTTTAAAAACGTCACTTAAAACAAATCTCCATTTGTTAGCAGAAAACCCTCGGATATTATTTTCGGGGGTTTTTTGTTTGCTTTATTTGTGTAACGGGGAATAATTTTATTCAAGATAATAGGAGTATTAAGATGTTACAAGTTTGGAAACATGAAAAAAGCGGACAAACTCATAAGGTAGAGGATAGGCAGGCCAGTAAACATCCTGAATTCGTTGAAAAGTTAAAAAGAGACGGATTTATTCTAATGAATCCTCCTAAGAAAGTAGCTAAAAAGAAAAAAGTAGCTAAAAAAAAGTAATTTAAGCGGACTCATTCACGGCTAGTCATTAGCCTTAGAGATTAGGAGAATCAATGGCAAATAATATTCATAAGTATTCAGTTCAAGAATCTAATAATTTACAACTAGGACAAAACGGAGCAGTTTTCGAGTCAGGAACTACGGCTGTAACTGGATCGTTTTGCGCTATTCAAGTTGTTTCAGCGACACAATTCACAACATTAACTCCCGTCAATGCTAATCATATAGGAACAGCAGGACAATCAGGAGACTCAGTTGCAGGAGTTACATTCTCAGCAGGGTCTGTCTTGTTTGGGAACTGGACTGGGTTCACTTTAGCTAGTGGCTCGGTGGTCGCTTATTATGGTTAGTTTAGCGCTAAAATTAAAATCTAAAATCTTAGAAATTTCTAATCAGGTTTGGGAGATGTACGTCTCCAACTGGGAAAATAAAGATGTAAACTGGGAGAGTGCCTAATGGGACAATTAACTGGACAAAAAATAAAAAATTCTTATAAGGATTTACTTCAAATAAGTAATTCAAATCAGGGCGTAGATGCGACCTTGAGACAAATAGAGGACGGAGAGGGACACGGGGCATCTATAAAATTATCTCAGACAAAGTTCGAGACGATTAACGATGAGGTAATGAACAGCAGTCTTGTCACATTCGTTCATAATTTTGCGGATGATTTAGGAACAACTAATCATTATTTACCTTGGTCAGATGAAATAGAGAGTGACGCAGGAGGTGGGAGATACTACTATGCTGTCCCGTTTTCAAGTATGACACTAAGGAGAGCAGTATTCAGACTCAGAACTGTTAATCTAAACAGTCAATTTACTCTAAAAATGTATATGTTAAATAGCGGAAGCGCTGTGACCTCGACAAATTTGCAAGAAATTGCAGAGTGTCAATGGAATCAGACGGGAAGTTCGGACACTAGCTACGTCATTAATACATCTGATTTCAACCAAAGCCCAACAATTTCAACTAATTCGATATCTGATGGGAATATGAAATTATTAGCGTTAAGACTGCAATCGAGTGCAGATTTTCAGGCGTCTAGTAACGAGATGTATGTGACGACAACTTGGGGAGTAACTCTATGAGTTCATTAACCGACAAAAAACTAAAAGACACTTACAAGGGTCTACTAAAAACTACTGGGGATAATTCAGAACTAGACGGAAACTACAAAAGAATCACAGACGGAAACGGGAACGATTCAGGAGTAGAGTTAAAGGGAACATCTAGCGGAGATGCTAGGTTCGGAGGTAAAGTTCAGGTTCAGGGTAATTTAGAGAAAGTTGATGGCGTCGGTAGTGTAACAGGAACTTATAAAACAGAGGCTGAAAACGATTCTAGATATTTACAGAGCGTCCCTGCTGAGTTCCTTACTCAGACAGAAGGAGATGCAAGATATTCTCAGATAGGAAGTGCAGAGGCCAACGATTTAACTCAAGCCGTTGTATGGTCGAATGTTCCTGACGCTAACATAACTCAATCGAGCGTCACTCAGCATCAGGCCAGTTTAAATATTACAGAGAGTCAAATTTCTGATTTACAGGCCTATTTAACAGCAGTCCCGTCCGAATTTTTAACAGAGGCAGAGGGGGACGCAAGATATTTGCAGACTGTTCCTGCTGAATTCTTAACCGAGACTGAGGGAGATGCTAGATATCCAAAGGCGTTCACAGCATCAGACACCGACCCAAGCGACAGAGGTTATTTGCCGACTACTGGATATCAAAATACTACGAATGTTAAGCCTCATTATTCGATCATAATTGCTCATGGTACAAATATTCAAAACGCTCAGGCTTTTTTAGATGAATATAAAAGAATAAAAGACGTTCAGACAGCGACTAATAGATGGACGTCCAATTTTAGATATACTATTTACTTAGCCAATGGTCATTATGATTTTAGAGACGCAGGAATCACATTCGGAGGGGTTGCTCTAACGAAAAAAACTGTCGTAATAGATGAGGATTTTATAGATATCAGGTCGCTTTCAGGTAACTGCGACGTAATTATTCAGGCAGGGGACGGGAATAACGATGGTCAATTAGATACGAACGTCGGATTTCATATAACAGCATCAGACGTCCAACTGTCAGGACTGCATTTTTTACAATCGAGATTCAGGACTAATCCATCATCATTTATAAATAGATATGAAAAAATAAAAGCCTATAGAAATTCCTTTGGATATAAAGAAAACGCACCAGGTTATTATATAGAATGCGAGGTCACTTACAACGCAGGGACTAATAGTTTTGGATTTGAGGCCGTTGCTAATGGAGACTATTTTGACTGTGACGGAGGAGGTGAGTCATTTGCTAAAAACGGAACAGCCTCAGGTAGATTTACAAGGTGTCAGGGTGGTCAAAGGTCATTCGGTGGCGGAGATGGAAACGGCAATTCCTCATCGGGACGTTTTTATCATTGTATCGGAGGAAATTTATCATTTGGTGGCGCAAATTCAGGCCCGAACGGAGAGGCGAGCGGTGAATATTATAGATGTAGAGCATACAGTATTTTCGGCAATGCTCAAGGCGCTTTCGGTGGTCAAAAAGGTACGTTCTCAGGGAAAGCGTGGTATTGTATAGCAGGGACTGGCAGTTTTGGGGGTTCTACTTACAATTATGGAGGAGCGAACGGAGGCGGTACATTCTCAGGAGAGGCTTATCATTGTGTCGTAATGGGAACTGGAGGATTTGGAGGAAACGGAACTGGGACGAGTTATAGTGGAAACGCTTATATGTGCGTCGCAGGAGACAACTCATTCGCTGACAGGGGTTCCGTAAACACTCCATCAGGAAAGGCGTTTCATTGTGTCGAAAATAATTCAGAGTTATCATTTTAGGAGGATCGATGTATCTAGCAATTACTACAGAGGGGGGAGACTGGCAAAAGCAAAAGCCTTACGATGATGAGGGTGGAATTTGGGCGCCTGCATCATCTGAAGAAATTGCATTGGTACAGCCTAAATTAGACGAGGTTTTAGACGGGATTGATAGTCCGAGGGTAACTTTTGCAGGGTTTGATTTTACGGGATTATTCTATTTAGTTAATTACTGGGAAGATAATTCATTGATTCAGTTGAGAGGTGAGTTTGTTAATGAGTAAGTCATGGGATGTCTACTAACTTTTGATATTTCTCAGGGATTTACTACTAAAGAAATTCAAGAACTAGCTATCATTTACTGGACACATAGGGAATTAAATTTTCATATTTTTATCGCAGAGGCCTGACATGAGTAAAGCCTTAAACGATGAACTACAAATTAAGATTTCTGTAAAATGGGCGATTCAAATAGTCGTATTTATTGTCAGCTTAGTATCTGCTTATTACACTCTAAGGGCTGACATACAAAAGAACTCTGATGAGATTACTTTTATTAAAGAATCCCTGATCGAATATGAGGAAATATTAGACGGAAGAGTCGCAAGGTTAGAAAGATTTAAGGAACAAGAACTAGAGGAGATGAATAAGAGTTTATTAGATAAAGTCTTAGGCAAGGAATAAAGATGGATTTTATGGAGATATACGGAGAGGCAGGGATGATAGGAGTTGTCGGAGTGATGTTCGTCTATCTAGTCGTCTCATTGTCTAAGAAATCCGACGCACAGCAGGAGGTTTTAGAGAGTTTAAAAGTAGAAAACAAAGGGCAGTCGGAGACTCTTGAGAATACTGAAATGATGATAATAAAATTAATTGATCGATGGAATAAATCTGATGATAAACTAGACAGAAAATTCGACGCTATAACAAAAGAAATAAACGATCTAGATAACCAAATAAGCCGAGTAGAGGGGTCTCTATCTCGCATAAATGGAAAACACTAATGGCAAGAGACCCAAGACTAAAAAGGTTCGGCCTGAGCGATTTTAATAAGCCTAAGAGAACTCCTAATCATAAGACTAAGAGCCATGTAGTCCTCGCCAAAGTAGGAAAAAAAGTACGTTTAATCCGATTCGGAATGCAGGGGGCCAAGACAGCAGGAAAGCCTAAAAAGGGAGAGTCTAAGGCTACAAGATTGAAGAGGAAAAGTTTTAAGGCGAGACATAGTAAGAACATTAAAAAATTTGG